CCTTTGGACGGTGGCGAAGATACTTCCACCGCCGATCGCAAGGCATGGCAGCCGCCTAAAGAGTAGCGACGACGTCCTTGTGCCCGTGCGCTGCGCTGTCTGCGTACGGGTCGTAAGTGACCGGCGGATACCATGTTCCGTTGAACAACTCGGCTTGCCGCCACACCGGAACCCGCTGTACGTGGCCGCTGTCCACGAAGTTGCCGGGGCGCGCGTGGCCCCAATCCTGCCCCGAAATCATACCGTGCTTGCGTGCCAGATCACGCAAAAAGACGTACGGCTTGTTGCCTTCCTCGTATCGGCCATTGGTGAACACGCCGAAGTCGACGGCCACGCCGTAGCCGTGGCAGCCAACCGTGCGGAGCTGCGTTCGGCGCTGCATGAATAGCGCGCTCTGTCGGGTCTGGCTGCGGTAGGTCTCCAGCAAGCGCAGATCAATCTTTGCGACCATAGCATCCGCCATAATCGCCATCACGGCAACGCGCGTACCGGGCTCCAGCATAGCGAGGTTTTTGCAAACCGCGTCGCTGCGAAATGCGGGGGAGTTGCGTAGAATTTCGCTATAGAATGTCATTAGAAACACTTCCATGCGCTGTTTTGACGAAAGGCGGTGGAACCCGTGCCGGACCCCGTACACGGCGACGACGCCGCCGTTCCGTCGCTGACGAACGCGCTAGAGCCGTTCGTTGCGGCCGGCAGCGTGGAAACTGTGAGCGCCGTACCCGTGTTGCCGCTCAACGTGATGCCGCCAGTAATGGACGAATAGTTGATCGAACCCGTTATATCGTTGTTGCGGACTGAAATTCCGTTGACGGAGAAGCTTCCGGAAAGGTCCATGGTGTTGAAACCAGTTCCGGAAATCGAGTTGCCGGCGATATCCAGCTTTCCGTACTTCGACCCTGAGGACGACGACGAAAGCACAGTGGACGACGTCGTACCCGTGTTCTCAAAATTGTTGCCGTACACCAAAACCTTGCTTGTCGGCGATGCGACGCCGGAAGCTGCGAGATTGAGGCAGGACGGGCGCAGCGAGCCGGACACGTACGGAACGGCGCTGCGGCAGTTGTTGCCTTCGACCAAAACAGTGCCCACTGTCTGACCGGACACGACAATGCCGCCATAGCCTTCCATCAGCGTGTTGCCGATGACATTAACATTGGTGGTTGACGCCACGACGATGCCGCCGCGCGGGTTGCTGTCTTGCTGCCCTTGCCCATAAACCGTGTTGCTGGAGATCAAGCAGCCTTTGCAGTCTGACGGATTAGCGGCGTCGCCGACAACATAGACGCCCGAGGCGTATGGGTTGGTAATGACGTTGTCGGAAATCTCCCATTGCGTGCCGGGGTTGTTGTCACCGTTCAAATCATAGATGGAAATCCCATACGTGTTCCAGGACGTGCCGAAGCCATTGACGCAGTGTGCCGGCGTCGTACGGCCGTTGTCGCTGATTTGGTTTCGCGAAATGATGGTGCGCGTATGGTTCGGAAACATGATGATGGGAAAGCACAGCGCGCCCGCTTCGATCTTATTGTCTGTGATGCGCGTATTGACGTACTGCCCGCCGCCGCCCGTGCCGCCGAAAAACACGAACCCATAATTGCTGTCGTTGAGCGGGTTGGCGTCGTTCGGAACGTCGCCCGACGTCGTCGTAATGTGGTTGCCCGTGATGTTGACGTTATAGATCGATTGCGTAGACGTCTGCGTTCCGAAATAGACCCAATAGGCGTTATTGAAGTTACGGAAACGGTTGTTTGAGATATCGTAGTTTCGACCCGCCGCGACCGCGGAGGAATTCTGCATAATCTGGATCGCGCCAGCCGTTCCGGACGCCCAAGACGTGACATTATCGGTGCCCTGAATTGTCAGCTTGCGGATGCTGATATTGGACACGTTCGTACCGAGGAACATGGGGCTGGCCGTGCCCGTGATGGTGGCGTTATCGGGGCCGCTACCTTCGATAAAATTATTGCTCGCAAGGTTCTGCGTCGTGTCAACCTTGCAATTGCCGAATGGAATGTACAGCGTTTTGCCTGCGGCAGCGGTCAAGGCAGCCTGAAACTTGGCGCCCTCCAACGTCGTACCGTCGCAAACAAGGCCGAAGTCATAGATACTGACGACGTCGCGCAGCTTGCTTTGCAATGTACGGAGTTGCGCGCCCGTGCCGGCAGCAAGGAAGTTCAAATCCTGAAATGACGGGTCTGCGCTCGGGCCGTTGCTGACGAGCGGCTGCCCTGCTGTGCCCGGCGTCGCGAAGCTGAAACCGATATTGCTGCCGCCCTTGCCGATCGGGACGGAATGATTTTGCGTCTGCCATTGCGCGCAAGCAGGAGACGCGACGAACAGCAAAGCGACAAGCAGAAACCGTACAAACTTCATGGTGCGATTACCCATCCGAGAAGGTCGACCGAGGGGTACAGAGTGACCCCGCCTAGCTGATCCGCATTTGACCAGATAGAAAACTGCGCGCGGCGCATGATAGTTTCGCCGGGCCAAGGTGCAAGCCTTACTTCGTGCGCCGCGACGTTGGTTGACCAATCGACAATCTGCAAAGATTGCGAGCGGCCGACAACGGAGGGCAGCGTAAGCCCGGTCAATCCTGGATTGTCGCGCTCTACGGCAAGCAGCGTCGTTAACGCGTTCACGGCTGCGGCGCCGCCCGTCACAGATTGAAAAACATTGGCGCCGGACGCAGCAACGAAGATGGCCCGCCATAGCGCAGGCGTCGCAGGTTCGAACGTTGCCGTTGTGGCGTTGTACAGAAAAATGGAGCCTTCCGCGCTCCAGCTTGTGGACGACGTCTTGAGCCAAACCGTAGAAGATACGTCGGTGGTCGGCGGGTTGCTCGGATGCACCCAAAGCCCGAACAGGCCAATGCGCTGCAAAGCCGACGTGACAAAATCGAGGCCCGGCATTGTCTCCAAGCGGGCTCCGCCGGAAAACTGCCGTACGAGTGCAAGGAAATCGGCCGTTGGGTCGTATGACATGCGCTAATTTTTCGTCGCGATGATGATGTCCAGATACTTTACGCGCATGTCTAGCGAGTGGCTGTGCGCGCCGTCGCCGCCTGTATTGCTGGTGGTACCGCTGCCGGAGTTCCACGTACCCGTCGTGTTCGTGGCCGCGCCGCCTGCAACGATTAAACCACCTACGGAGTGATTGTGGCTCGGCATGGTGGCCGTCGTAATTGTCGTGTTGCCAACCGCAGTTGTTGCAAACAGCGTGTTGAAACCGACCGTACCGCCAGAGCCCACGGCGCCGGACGTCACGCGCAGCGCGGCGTCATCCGTTGCGGTCTGCTTTGTCCAATTGACAGGCGCCGCCGTCTGCCGGAACAGCATGACGGTCCCGGAGACGAACTCCGCGCCCGGGACCGTCCAAGTCGGGTCCGCTGCGGCGCCCTGCGTCGTCAGGTAGTAGCCCGGCGTGCCGGCTGCGAGCGCCTGCCACGCGGCTGCGCCGCGATATAACAGCGTACCGCGTGTTGCGCCGATCGCGTCTAGGATGGCAGATAGCGCCGTCCAGCTCGGATCGGTGCCGCTGACTGCAAGGACTTGCTTATTGGTGCCGACTGCGAGCGACTGCCACGCAGCGGCACCGCGAACCAGCATATTGCCTTCGGCGGCACCAAATGACGCGTCTAGCGCTGTACTGTCAACGGCATACGTCGTACCGGGAATGGGAAGCGCAGGCCACGCACCGTTGACTTTAGGGCCGTAGATACCGCCGGGAAAGTCTGTACGAAGCGCCAAGTCCCCGTTGTTGCCGACGATGTTTGCAGGAGGGCCGCCGGCAGTCATCCACCACGAAACGCCGCTGGCCCCAGCCGACGCGTTGAGCAAGTCCCACAGCAACGCAGCCGTTGCTGGCGCGTAAGCCGCTGCAACGGGGTCCCACAGGTAAAATGCACCTTCGCCCGAATAGCTCGGGGCCGCCGGCTTGAACCATGCCGTAACGTTCTGGTTAGCAAGTGGCGCCGTGGCAGAAACCGAAATCGTAATGAGGCCCGATCGCCCAAGCGCGGCCATGACAAAGTCAAGGCTCGGCATGTCCAATTTGACGTAGGAGCCGCCGAGATTGCGAAACAGAGCGACGAAGTCAGTACCTGGAGTGTAAGACATGGCCCCCTGCTCTAAATCCCGTGTTCATCAATTGCAGTATAGAGCGGATTTAACACCACCGCCACCGCCGCACCATTCGCAGGCCAGCCGTTTATCGCCTTCGGCCCCCAAATCGTGGGCTGCATGCCATAATTCGGGTAGCCGCCCCACTGCATGAAGTAGTCGCCAACCTGCCCGATCGTGGCGTCTGGCGGAATGGTGCCGAAGAATTTCAGTGTGGCGTTGTACGGCGCCGGGACGGTGAACAGATAGTGACCCCACGGGTCAATGTTGCCGTCGACCGAGCGTTTTTCGTATAGGTTTGACGTCGCGATATCGAGATACAAATCACCGACGACGCCCGTACGCGGCACGGGCGGCCCGCTGCCTCGAATGACCGGGCCGAACTGCTTCGTCTGAAAAAAGACGCCGCCTTGAATTGTGCCGTTGTCAAATCCGCTCATAGCGCGTGACTATCCGTTGCGGTGTACAGCGGGTTGAGGACGACGGTTACGGGCGCGGCTCCAGACTTGACGCCGATCTGTTGCACAAGCTCACCGACGCCCTCCGTAACCGGAAGGGGCGCATAGACTTCGTCCAAGAGGCCGGTAAGAATTAGCTGCGTTGAATTGCTCTCCGGCAGCGCTGCGCCTTCGTCAAGCAACCCAACCGGCGTGATGGTCGCGCTCGAAATTGGCTGCGTACCGCCGTCTCCGTTCTCGGGCCAGCTACTGGCGCCTTTGGGACCGAATAGCGCCGGTTGCATGCCGTAATTGGAGTACCCGCCCCACAGCATGCAGTAATCGCCGGCAACGCCTAGCGTGTCGTCCGGCGCTGTCGTGGTGAACCACTTCAAGCCCATACGGTAGGCATTCGGCACTTGAAACAGATAATGGCCCCACGCGTCTACGGCCGAAGTGTCGGTGGCGCGCTTCTCGTAGAGAAACCACGTTTGCGTATCGATGTAGATGTCGCCGACGACGCCGAAACCGGGCACGGGCGGTCCCATGCCGCGCAGTATCGAACCGAATTGCTTCGTCTGCGCGAACACTCCACCTTGAAGCGTGCCGTTGTCAAAGCCGCTCAATCAACTGCCCCTGTTTCGCCCGTACGGCTGATTTGCATGGCGAGCGCCACGCCGGTCCCGTCCGTGTTGTTGACGTTGAGCAGGCGCATGCGAACCCATCCGTTGCGGTGGGCGCGGCGGCTCGTGGCAACAATCAGGTTCTGCCATTGGTCAATCGGCCACGCTTCCGCGTCCTTGTCGCCGCCGAACATTTTCATTTCGAGCAGTACGACGCACTCCGGCGCGTTCGGCGACTTCGTGACCGTTGATTGCTGAGCAGTGGCAAAAGCGATCGCCGCACGCGCGACGTTGACGGCGATCGTATCACCCTTGGCGACGGGCAGCCACGCAGTAGCGCCACCGATTTGATCGGTGTACACGTAGTCGTACTGTTGGTTGAGACCCTTGGTCCCGCCGCCTGGACGATAGAACATGGCGCCGCCTTACTTGTTGCGGCCGAACGCGGAGCGCCCGCAATACTGCGTCGCGGAGCCGGCGCCCTCGCCGTGATTGGCCTTCGCCGCGCGGCGGTTGCTGCCCGAGATATCGGCAACCTCGCCCGGATAGCGCTTGTTCATCTTTCCGCCGGGCAGCGAACCGCGGCCCTTGAACTGCGTATTCGGCGGGCCGAACGCGTTGGGCGTGGTGCTGTTCGAACCGGACTTGTTGAACGCGGTCTTGTGGCCTTTGAAGGTCGTCATAGCGAAGTCTCCTATTTGCGCTTTTTCTTGCGCCGGCTCTCAGAATACGCGATGGCGACGGCCTGTTTTTGCGGCTTGCCAGCGCGCATTTCGGCCTTGATGTTGGATTTGAAGCCCTTGCTGCCGGGCTTGGCACCGCGTTTCAAAGGCATGGCCGCTCCTAGTAGCTGTCGGGGTCTCCGCGCTGCCGGCGTCGGCGCCGCGCAATCAGTTCCGAAACCTTATCGTAAATCTGGACAATAAGGAAGATCGAACCGACAACGGTGTAAAACGTCGTCGGCGTCGGCGCGTACGCCAAAGCGTGGTCGTACCAGCTCGGGGAAGTCGCCATAGAACCGGCGACTGTGATGCCGAGCACGTCAAGCCCCTGAAAATGCATTCCCCCGCTGGCCCTTTCCGCCATGAATTCGCCTCCATGTGTTATGCCGGCAAGCTCAACGCGGCTCAATCACTTTTGTGGGTTCCGAGGCGCCCGTAAGAGTGCGGAGCGCCCTTTCGGCGGCTCGTTGGGCCTCCTGATGCGACTGCATCACTTCGTTACGGAAGCTCTCGATAGCCGCGCCGGCCTGCCTGGACTGTTGCGCGTTCTCAATGAGCAAGAGCGGCAAGAAACTATCCACGCAACCTTCGCGGTTGATGGTTTCGTCGATTTGCGGGTTCCTGCCCATGATAGAAACGTACTTCGGGCAGGTATGTTCCGCGACGATAGACCGACACGACCGGGCGAAGCCGGTCGCGGGGCACATGATGCTATTGTCCGGAAGCGGCATTGGGCGCGGCTCCCGTGGCGAGCGCGGCCATGCGCGCCTGTTCCTCTGCGGCGAGTGCAGCAAGCCGCTTCTGCTCGGCGTCCCAAGTGACCTTCGCCGCGGTCCAGCCGTCCAAAATCGGCTGCAATGACATGTCGCCGATTTTGAATTCCGTCATGCGCTCGTTGGGCTCTTTGGACCCGTGGTGGCACGTCGGGCACTGCACGTACGAAAATTCAATCTCGCCGCGCTTGGCGTCGCCGTCCCACTGTACGGCATGGATATTTTTCGGAAGCAGCGCAACCGCGCCAACTTCCAAGCGGAGACCGTCGACAATAACGGCACTGTCTTCGCGCACAATCGTAACGCGCATTCGTTGCTCCTATGCGGCTTCGTACTGCCGGCGAGTTACCGTAGCGTACTTCGTCACCTTATTGTCGTTCGCAGGCGCCGGCAAGTCGTTCTCTGTAAACTGGTTGGTCAAAATTGACTTGATCGTGGCCGCAATAATGATTGCTTCGTCGGCGTAGCCGGCTTTCGTCAAGTGTACGTTATCCGTACTGACTTGCCAGCCGTTCGCCACCGAATTTAGGTAGGACACCCAATGGCCTTGGGGGTCAATGATGCCGATACCCTGTTCCGCGGCGACCTGATACATAGCCGTCACGTACTGAGCTTGATTGACGACGTTGCCAGTTGCAATGCCGTTGTCGAATGGCGGCGTCAGCAAAATGACGTCAGTGTTCAAAGCCTTCATGGACGTCACAAAAGACGTCGTGTTGGCCTTGAAAGTCGCGACGGTGACGCTTGTACGGGCGTCGTTCACGACGCCCATTTCCGTAATAACGAGCTTTACCGGAAACGTGGTAAGCTGTTGGATGCGGCCGGCGCCGGGCGTGCCGGAGTTGGCGATCATGTTGGCCGAAGTGCCGCCGGAAATGCCCATCTGCCAAAAAGACAGCTCGTTACGCGTGCTGTCGCGGCAATCAATGCCATACAAGAGCGTCGTACCGCCAGACACCCAATTGAAAACTAGGTTGTGCGTGCCGACCGCCCCAAGCGAAAGCGTTGTTTTTGCAAACTGTG